GAAATATTCGCTCGCATGTTTGAGGTATTCTGTAGAGAGTTTGTAAAAGAACTAACTCCCTTTATGTTTGTTACAATGAGCGAGGCAACACTTCCAGACCTAGACGCTGATTTAATAGAGTTCATGAAAACTCATTTGGGCGAGGTGCTCAAATGAAAACACCTCAACTCATAATGCTTTCGGTTCATATATCAATCGCCTTGGCAGTTGCCTTGGTTCACTTAATGGGGAGCAATTAAAATGAAAATCAATATTAAATCAATTTCAGTCTTGAGAAACATGCTTTTACAGAAGGCCGATCAATTAAAATTAAATTACACTCCTGACTTGGTTGTGATCGACGCCGAGGAAAACTTTGTTCATATAAACATAAACTCATGGTCAACATTCAAAGGATCAATTCGACTTAGTGATTTGCGTTATATTCCCGAGGGCGTTGACTTGACATCTAAGGGACTTACCTTAAATCAAGTTTACTCGCGGGTGTGTAAAAATTTAATTGCCCACGCTAAACACATCAAATTATTTGAGCAAGCTGAGAAAACTAATTCCTTATTGTTCAACGGTTATTTGGTTAAATGTATAGGGTTCAAGCCGGGACAATTTTTCAAGAACCCGAATACTATTTTTGAGATCCAATCTAGCATTGTTTCCTCTCGTTGGCATGGGTTTAACGCTAGGGACGCTCTAAACAATGCCTCGCCTTTTATAAAATCAAAAATTAAATCAATTAAATTAATTGGGGAGAGTTTAAAATGAAACACGTTGGAGAGGTTCAACTAGAATTATTTAAAGACTTGCTGAAAAGACTCGAGGCCGAGCACGACGGCTATTTAAAAGCAATCGACGATCAATCACCAAGTAAAACAGCAAAACACCAATATTCCCAAGTCGAGGCAATGCATGTCAATGTCATGCGTTTGCGTGGCCTCATCATGTGGCTTGAGCAAGGGGAGAAAATAAAATGAAAAAAGTGATTAGATTTAAAATAAATGAAGACACTGAGATTCCTCAAGACTGTATTGACAGTATTCCGACCAGCGGCGCGGCTGACGAGGCAATAAGAGAACTAAGACGTCAATACGACGTCGAAGTTGATGCCCGTGAATTAAAGTCTCATTTAAAAATATATGGCGCTTGGGATGAATCAGAATTAGGAGACCATGATTCCAATATTGACCGTCTTTTATGGATTGCCTGTCTAGATTGCGCCGAGAATAACACCAATACTTGGTACATGGGAGAATAAAATGAAAAAATTAAACAAACTACAAAAAGAACAACTGCGCCAAGCTTTGGGCATGGCTCTTTTTACTGCTTTAGAGCAAGACAAAACTTTAAAAAAGTTTATGGAGTCTAAAGCCACGTTTCTAGGGAGTGAGAAGTGGATTGAATCGGTTCTACATAACTTCGACTTATATTTGAAAGTTGGCCTTAAATGAAACGGGAAAAATACGTAAAGCACGAGCCGAAAAGGGCGAAGTTGACTCGCTCTGTTTTTAAAAACGGAGCGTGGGAAGTATATGACACGCAATTCGTGCAAGCTTTTAAAAGTGTTACTAAAATTTTCGAAGATCCCGATGACGAAAACATTCGCCTTAAAGACTCCGTAGTTTTACTAGATAAACCAGAGAAACCCGAGCGGTTGAAACGGCGTCCTTGGGGACATTTGTATCATCAATTCATGAAGAAACGAAGCGTCCCAGCCTATCAGCTCCCTAAGTTTGTGGCGGCGCTCGAGGAGAAAGGCTTCATTGAAACGCTTGCACCGAGTCCGGGGGAAGATCGGCATTACTTAGAAAAAGAAAAACTTTTAGACAAAACAAAGTTTGTTGAGATCTGGAAAATTTTATCAAAACTAAAGGGGAGACAATGAAAAAAAATATTCTAATTTGCGCTTTGTCTTTAGGACTCGCTGCTTGTCAAACAACGACGCCACGGCCTCAAGTTATGGTACCGGCTCCGGCGCTTCGAGAGGTCATGAGGGGCGGGGCGATTCGGGGGCTCGAGGACAACTCGGGAGACTTCACTGGAATGCCGGGAGCGTATGACTTGATCGAGCATGTTTGTGTTTCAATGCCGATCACTGACATGTACGGGAGATATGTTCGAACAGCAGTATCTTGCCACTAATTCTCGTAAACTTTTACGCGCGCGGAAGTATACGCGTGGGCGGGTCGGTTCGAAGTCTAAAAAACTCGACCGACCAACCGAATTTAAGAATCTTAAATTCTGAAACTAGACCAAAAACCCTATTTAACGCATTGTGTTGTAAATCTTTACGCGCGCAGAAGTATACGCGACCCGTTTAAAGCTGGTTATTCGAGTCTAGGTTGAAAGTTTTTTAGTTGTGGCTAGGGATGTAGCTACCCCCCGAAAAATAAAGCAATGAAGGCCTTGCTGGGGCTGTCAGGCGGGGCGGTTTACCGGGGGTGCGGGGGCTTTACTCAAAAATCCGAAAAAACAGGCCAAAATAGCCCTGATCCCGCTAAAAAAGGGGGTGGGATCAAGGTGGGATCAAGGTGGGATCACTTAAGTGCTTGAAATCATTAGTTTTCAAAAACCGATCCCGCTGATCCCACTTATTTAACTATATATAGATTCCTAGTAAGATAGATAATAATAATAAAGACACATTTTTTTTTACTGGGGGGTACTGTATATATGCGCGCGAAAAAGGCGGGATCAGTGGGATCAGCACCTAACCCCCCGATTCCACTAACGATCTCGATCCCTCCCCCCAGGGATCACGGTGGGATTGATCCCACAAAACAGCCCTTTTTCGTGGGATCGTGCCCTCTAACCCCCCGCACCATCCGACGCACCCAATCAAAATTTATCCTTAATTACGCACAGCGGCACGGTTACACCCCGTCGCTTGATCCCCAATTTACGCCTCATGACTTGAGTTCGTTTAGCCCCCCCGATGCGTTCGAGGTGCGCGCACCAATCTAGCCACGGCGTGTCTTTAAAGTGTTTTTTTAACTCAACGCTCTGCGTTGGGACAAAGATACCATCAATCGAATCGCTCTCCCCGAGAAGCGTCATACCTACTAAAGAGAGGGCTTTTTCTTTACTGGCTTTAGCCCCCGATCCCTCGAGTAAATCTCCGAGAGTGAGGCGTTCATCCCCCGACGTTACGGCAAGCCCTAAGAGATGCTCTAAGCACTGATCTTTCTCCTCTACAATGCTTGCTTTGCGGCTTTCTTCGCCTGTGAAGAACTCATCAACTAATTTTGTTGAGTCTTCTCGAGAGATCACACTGTCATTAAGCCAGTGCCAGTAGCCGGCAAGGAGGACTCCAAATTGTTGGCCGCTTCTTCCCCCGCTTCTCCGCTCGATCTCGTTAAATAAAACTTTCGATGACTCAACAATATTTATTGAGTTATTAACGGCTCGCCAGAAGCCGTGGCTAGCTAATTTACTATCAAACACGGACGAGAGGTCAGCGCTAAAAGACTCCCACGAATCCCTGCGAAAATTTTTAGTAAGTTCTAATTTAGTGATGCGGCCTTGGTCGGCCTCACCGAGAGGAGGGGTGGAGATACCGGCTAGGAGGCAAGAAAATTTAGCAGTAAATTTTAGTTTTTTACCCGACGGAGTGCCCCGGCCCACCTCACCCCCGGAGCTTCCGACTCGTATGAGAGAGAGTATTTTCTCAAGGCGCCTTACATCTCCTTTGTTCGTGTCGAACTCATCAAGAATGACTACGGGGGCACCATGCCCAGCTCCTTGTCGGATACTTGCCTCTGAGTAGTCGTCTTCCTTCACAGTGAACCAGTGTTGGAAGTAGGGAATGATTACTTTTTGAATGATTGTACTTTTGCCCGAGCCGGCCTCGGCGGTGAGCATGATGTGCGGGCGCCAGGGAAGCATTCCGGAGAGCGGGGCTGTGAGGAGCCAACCTAAGAGCAGTTTGTAGTCGGAGGGGTTTTTAAAGCTAAAATCTTGGATAAGGTTGTGGGCGAGGAGAAACTGGGGCTTCGGATCTTCAGAGAACAGAGGCAGAGTTAAGTGAGGGCCCTGCTCGTAGAAATAAAACGATTTATAGTCGGCAAACTGCTGCTCACGATAAACCCCCCGATCCTTTGAGACATATAAACGACTCCCAGCATTTATAACGACGTTATCGCCGTCGTGCCACACACCTACTGACTTAATGCGGTCGGGGTTAAAGACCCCGACGAGTTGACTCTTAGCTATGAGGTCTGCTTTAGCGAGAGAGTGGTCATATTTGACTTTGGGGGCAGGGTACTTGCGAGACCAGTAGTTGAAATCGGCGATTTTTAAGAGGTCAGTTTCAGTGAACTCAGTCACCCGATGAAGTGTAGCGCTCCTTAGTGTAGAGAAGTAGTATGTTCCCCCAACGTGCCCCCGTGGCGTAACGACCTGAGGGCGTCTAGGCACGCACTGGACAATTTGTCGGGCGACTTCTTCAAGATCTGATAACGAGTGTAGGTCATTAAAATCTGTAGGATGTGAGGTGACGTCTCGTCGTGAAAAATCAGGGAGGACGTATTGTGTGCCGTCCACAGAGTTCCAAATATCTTCGGCTGCTTTACGACCTGTATTCCCACGATCTGGCTTCCATTGATCGTTATCTGCACAAATAATAATGGGCAAGGCTTCATAATTCCCCCGTACCTCTAAAGCCACTTTTTTCATGTTATTAGCGGCCATACAGGCAAGTACAGGATATTTATAATCAAGGGCTGCTGCAATAGAGCAAGCAGTAGCTACCCCCTCACATAAATAAACAACATCACCACTCCCGCTGCCATCATCGAGAGAGCTAAGAGCTGCGCCAAGATTACAAAAAACTCCGCCCAAGCGCTGCCCTGGGAGGAATTCCTTTTTGCCGTCTTCGCGGATAAGTTGGAGCCCCCAGAATCCCCCCGAAACATCTTGGAGCGGGACGTATAAGTTATGGGTGAGTTCAAGCTTTCGGCTACGTAAGCCAAGTATTGCAGATCCTTTAGTGGATAATCCTTGTAAAAGTTTTCGGGAAATGTAGGGGTGCTCGTCGAGGGCTTTTGGGTCGGGGGAGCTTTCGGAGTACATCTCCCAGCAAATTTCCTTTGTTTTAGCCCACTGGCGCTCTTTTTCTTTTTGGACTTCTTGAGCCTGGGCTTCGAGTTGTTTTTCTGCATTTTTTTGCTCTCCTTGAGTAAGGGGACGTGAAGAGAAAGTTTCAGTCACACTCTCCCCGGTCCTGTGGTTATATATAGATAGACATAAAAAAGTTGCTGTATCTTTTAAAGTATACAAACGGTAGATGTAGGCCCCTTTAAAATCCCCCGATTCAACGTAGTTCCAAGTATTTGGGTGCTTCTCAGGCGAGAAGGTAAATGAGTAGCCCAGATTTTTGATAAAAGAATTAACTGCCTCAATAGGCATGAGTCCCCCTTAGATGAATTGTTAGGCTTTTAGATTATTGAAGCTTCTTGTCACTTTGAGGCAAGGAAATTTCGTTGCCATGTTGGGTTAAAGGGCTGAGGATTATTTTTGGTCAGATAAAAAACCCACGCAAGCACAAAGCAAGCTAAGGAGTTGAAAATGAAAGCATTATTGCAATGGCTGAAAGATTTTTTTTCGCTTAAAGGGGGCCCCGTAGTGGTATCTCCGGCACAAGAACCACAGCCCGTAGTTATAAAGCCCCCCGCACCAACTATTGAAACAACCCCTTGGATGGACTTAGCCAATCATGAGCTTGGGCAGTCCGAGGTGCCCGGAGTGCAGGACAACCCCCGTATCGTGGAATACCACTCTGTAACGACTTTAAAAGCGACCGATGATGAAACGCCTTGGTGTTCGTCGTTTGTGAGTTGGGTGCTTGAGAAGTCAGGCTATAAATCTACGCAAGATGCCTGGGCTAGGAGCTATCTCAACTATGGCACTAAATTAGATAAACCCAAATATGGGTGTTTAGTTATTTACGACCGAGGGGCGGGTAAGGGCCACGTTCACTTCTACGTTAGAGAAGATGCAGAGTACATCTACGGTATCGGTGGGAATCAAGACAATACTGTGAAACTTAAAGCATATCCTAAGAGTGCAGTCCTCGGCTACCGATGGCCTGTGGCTAAGGCTCTACAGCCCAAGCCCACAGAGTTAAATTCTTTTGCGCTTAGTTGGGAGAAGGGACACCCCGAGAGAGCTAGTTGGACGAAAGTTTTAACAGATGAGATTGCCTTCGGTGGGGCGATTGATGTGTTTGCACAAGCAGAAGACGTAGAGTTTTTTGTACCTAACTTTAGAGTGCTTACAAAGAGAGAGAAAATCAAAGCGATTGCTGAGTTGTTCGTAGCTACCGCCTACTATGAGTCAGCGTGGAACCCCCGGTCCCAAAGCGTAGACGTAGGTACGGCATCAAATAAAGACACATGGTCAGTAGGATTATTTCAGATGTCAGTCGTGGACCAAAAAAACTATGGGTTATCTTTTGGTTTTTCTTTTGATGATTTAATTACAGCGGCCCCTAATATAAAACTAGCCCTGTCCGTGATGAAGCAGCAGATTATGAGAAAAGGAAAAATCGTTGTAGACAAAGGACCCTACTGGGCCGTTTTGTACCGAGGTAAATACTCAAAAGTTGATGAGATCAAAGCCCGCGTGGCAAAGGCACTGGCATGAGAGCTAAATTTATACTGTGGTTAATGGGGACAAATTTTTACAAATATGTCTTGCTGAATATAATTCCGTTTGTTCGGTTCTCTATGTACTACACAAAGATTCGGGGGAATAAGTACCACGAAGGGTGGAATATCCTAAAGCCCGGACATATTATTTTAACCGTCGATGACAAGAAACTCACAAGCTTACTAATCCCCGGCACCATGTCTCATGCAGCCCTTTGTGTGAACCACAGGAAGCTAGACCCTAGGTCCTACGAGATTGCCGAGATGACTCATACTAATTACACGAGGAGTGATTTTTTTGATATATGCAAAGAAAGCTCTCGAGTGCTCATAGCTGAGTGTACGGATTGGAGTCCTGAGTATATCCCCAAAGTGATAGAAGCCTGTAACAGTCTAAGGGCTGCTAAATATGACCTAGAGTTTGAGTTCGGGGTAAAGGCTTTGTACTGTTCGGAGCTTGTGGTTCAAGCCGATAAGATTGCTTATCAGAAAGAGTTAAAAGAGCTAGATGCCGCTAGTGGTAGAGGCTTACAACTTCGGGTTGATTTCTCCGACCTTGCGGGCTTGGGTAGACCCTACATTAGTCCAGATGGGCTGTTATTTGGTAAAAACGTAAGAGTCCTTTGGGATAGCGAAGGGTTATTTAGTGGTAAAATGGGGCCTGAGATAGAGAGGATTATTTATGGATAAATCAAATAGAGATAAGTACCTAGACTTTCATCGAGCATGTTGCGACAAGATGGTTGAAATAACCAGAGTTAAAAACAACGACTACTCAAGTGCTGACGACCCCTTTGCTAATTTCAAAGTGGTAGGAGCCATGGGATTATCTGTCGAGCAGGGGTTTGTGACTAGGATGTCAGACAAACTTAGTAGGATAGCTAATTTCACAAAGAATAATGAACTCCTTGTCAAGGATGAATCGGTAGAAGATACCCTTTTAGACTTGGCTAATTATTGCCTGCTTTTTGCGGGGTATTTAAACTCTAAAAAGTAAGACTTTTTAAGTTTTTTTATCTAAGCTTTTTACATGGCAGCTCCCAATAAAAAGCCCCCCGGTCAAAGTAACGCCCGAACCCTCTACTCAAATTACCGGGGTAGGTCACAGCGGAGAGCTATAAAATTTGATCTTACGTTTGAGGAGTTTTTAGAGATTACCCAAAAGGATTGCTATTTGTGCGGAAGCCCCCCGCACCAAGTACACCGTGGGGTTCGCCGGAATGGTGATTATATATACAATGGGATTGACCGGATAAACAATAAAAAGGGGTATATTAAAGGTAACGTGCAGCCCTGCTGTAAGGTGTGCAACTACATAAAGGGAACCCTTACTCTAAAAGAATTAGAGCCAAGGCTTAAATATATTTTGTCTTACTTATGGAGGAGAGCATGAAGACCTTAGATGTATTAGGGACTAAAATTACAATAAAAAAGATTGAGGGTCTAACAGCCGTAAGCGGGCACGATGGGGAGTATCACCCGGACGAAAATTTGATAATTATGGACAACAAACTAAAAGGCAATAAAGCGCTTCATACACTAATACATGAGCTGGGCCATGCGATTTTTGGGTGCGGGGGACTATATACAGCCCACATCTCCCCCGATGCGGAAGAAATTATCTGCGAACAATTTGCAAATGTGTTAATTAAAAACTTTAAAATAACTTTTCGTTGACTTAAGCTAGCTATCTGCTAGCAAGCTAAGTCATGAAAACAAAAGTAAAGCCCTGGGCACACCAGGTCGAGGCTATCTCTCGGGCTAGTCGATTAAATAATTTTGGATTTTTTTTCGAAGTGGGCGCTGGTAAAACACTCACAGCATGTCACGCATTTCAAGAAAAGATGAACAACGAAGGGCGCCCCCTTCGGACTATTATATTTGGCCCCCCGATTGTGGTGGAGAATTGGCGCCGAGAACTTCTTATGCACACCGACCTTGTGGAGAGTCAGATAGTAAAATTAGAGGGACCGGGGGAGAAGCGGCGAAAATTATTTAAAGAGCATAGCGTTGAACCGAAAGTGTTTATCACAAATTATGAGTCCTTAAATAGGGTAAAAGACCTGTTTGATATGTTCGTGGCGTGGAAGCCGGAGGTTCTTATATGGGACGAGTTACACAAATTAAAAGATTTTTCGGCGCAGCGAACAAAGCTTGCTTGTAAGCTTGCGAAAGTTTCAAAGTATAGATTCGGACTTACGGGGACACCTATTTTGAATTCGTACATGGATTTATTTACGCAGTTTTATGCCTTAGATTTAGGGGGGACCTTTGGGCATAATTATTTTTCGTTTCGGGGGCAGTATTTTTACGACGCAAACTCCTCTAGGAATAGAGGCAACTTCCCTGATTGGCGCTTTCGTAAAGGCATGGAGGAGGAGTTAGTACAAAAGATTAACCGCATCTCTATGTCAGTTAAGAAGGATGATTGCTTAGATCTCCCCCCGCTCATCCGTAAGTCTGTGCTAGTGGGTATGACAGCAGAGCAGCGGCGGGTTTATGAGAAGATGCGAAAGGATTTTATCGCGTTCATACAAGATAAAGTTGTGGTGAGTGAGCTAGCGGTTACTAAAGCGCTTAGGCTTCAGCAAATAGTTTCGGGGTTTGTGAGCACTGAGGAGCACGGGGTGCATAGGTTTGATGAAAATCCTCGTAAGGAAGCTTTGAAGGAGTTGCTCGAGGAATTAACTCCTACGCATAAGGTTATTGTGTGGGCGGTGTTTAAAGAAAACTACAAGGTTATAGAGGAGGTTTGTGATGAGCTTAAGATCAAAGCCGTGGCCGTCCACGGAGAAATCGGTCCTAGAGAGCGTGTGGCTAACGTGGATGCTTTTAACACTGACCCTAGTGTTCGCGTGTTTTATGGTCACCCACTAAGTGCCGGTATAGGTATAAATTTAGTGGCTAGTGATGTTAGTATTTTCTATTCGAGAAATTTTTCGTTAGAACAAGACATACAAGCAGAGGCTAGGAATTATAGGGGCGGTAGTGAGGTGCACAAGTCAGTTGTGCGCATAGATTTAGTTTGCCCCGATTCTATAGATGAGCAAGTAGTAGAGGCGCTTAAAAATAAAGTAGCAATTTCTGAAAAAGTGTTGCGGGAGATGGTGTGATAGGGATTGGGAATAGAAGGTGTTCTGTATGTTGTTCGACCTTTTATACCCCATCTGACAAGGTAGAGAAATGCGGTAAGTGTGACAAACCACTTCGTTGGGTAGTTGTGGACAAGAATAGATTTTATAGGATTAAGCACCTAGTACTCATGCACAGGTTTGATACGGAAGGGGGGCACTGTGAATCAAGAATTAAAGAATTTGCTGCTAAAGCATGACTGGTATTTTGATTACTCAGACAGCGCAAAAGTGGCGGCTCGTGGAATGGAGGAGAAAAAAAAGATTGTATCTATGATACACGGCCTTCGCTTAACAGAACAGGAGAAAGCCGAGGTTTTAGAGCTAATCCCCCCGGATCTTAGGGGCGCTTGGCAAGTTCATTTATAGATGAAATGTTGAGGATGAGAAAATGAGCATTATCGAGCGTACAAAAAAATACATTGTGATACCTGGATTTGTGCAATCCAAAAACGATTGTGATGAGCACTATATTTCTTCAGACAGACTTATGTCTTTGTATGGTGTCAGTAGAGATGAGTGTTATGTGATGACAATGTTATGTGATGACAATAGAATATTATATCCGAAGAAAGCACATGTCTCATTTAAGCGGGTTAAAGGTTTTGGTTCCAAAATACAATGGAGACTATTCAATATAAATTTAAAAGAATAATGAGGGTGAGGAGGAATATATGAAAAGAAATTTAGTTTTTTTGTCTTTTGCTTTTTTGGCGGGTTGTACTGATTCCACTATAGCGGGAATAACAGCTCTGGGGTCTTCTGGGTCTATAGTCTGCTATTCCGGTGGAAAAGTGATTTATGACGGAATGTCCACGGGAAAAATAATGACGGTTGAACATTCTGATGGTTGGGAATTTAAGGATGAGAAAACCAAAAAGTTTGTTCGGGTTAGTGGGGACTGTTTAATACAAAACTAAGGATAAATTATGCCCAAAACTAAAGGAGATAATTTTTTGAGTGATCGGCGTGGAAGCCGTGGGTACTCCTGACATGTCATGGAGTAAATCGGACGGACGTAGTGGTCCTAGCCCACTGGAGACACGCAGCCCGTAGAGGGTGGGCGAAACACGAACCTTCCCAAACATGGTAGCAGGAGCCAAACAGTCTTGTAAAAAGTGTTTCTAGCCAGAGTCGCGACTGGCATCACTCTTTTTGATTAGGAGATGTAGTGACCAAAACTAAAGGACCAAAATTGACCATAGAGTGTGATGCAGACGACCCATATCAGGTTGAATATTTCAATCATGCAATGAGGGGCCAAGAATATCACTCAGCGATTAGCTCACTTTATGAACGAGTGTTTAGAAATAAAATTAAGCATGGTGATACTAACGAGGCAACGATTGCTCAAAAATATTTGGATCTTTGTTATGAGCATTTCAAGGAGTATTTGTGAGCGATATTGAATGCGTTTGCGGTGAGATAAATTCTAGAAATTGTCCAGTACATCAAGGTGAAGACGATTTGAGCCACAAAGCAAGGAAGTTGATTGAGGCGCGCGACAATGCTGTACCTGGGGAAATTGAAACGAGATGCCGCGAGTTTTCTAATCACTCCCCATTAATGCTGTGGAATAATTTGGGATGGGTTGACCAGCTACCTCTAATGTACCGAGAGCCAACTTATGAGTTCTTTGCCTATGCGTCTAACCACGCCGCAGACATCGCCAAGCGAATGCTCGAGCTTGAAGCTGAGAACACTGAGATAACAAGTGCTGCTCAGAAATGGATGGAAAAATGTCTAGCGGCGCGGGCTACTAACGATGAGCTAATAAAGCAGAATGAGCGTCTCAAAGAGACCATTAGCTATTTGCCAAAGGTGCCGACAAAGCCCTACGAGAGAGAATTGGCTGAGAAGAATGAAAAGTTGAGGACTGCTATGATTCAGATCGAGAAAGGTACTGGGCAGACATCATGGACAGATCAATGTATTGCAAAACAAGCCCTCGCAGAAACGGAGGGGAGGGGAGTTGCTCAAGATATTCATCATTGTGGCCCAGCTTACAGGCAATACATACTTAGACCGATTGGTAAAAACGAAGAAGAGTGGAACAAAATTCTTGGCAATATGTTAGAGGCGGTCAAATGACCAAGCTTAAACTGGGCCTCAAATGGGCCATAATCCTAGAACAAGATGAGCCTTTTAATTCAAATATTGCCGATGTATTTGTCTTGGATTTATTTGAAACTCCTGCCTCACTGGTGAAGTCACTTAAAGATCAGGGCAAGATTGTCATAGCCTACTTCTCAGCGGGTAGCTACGAGCCGTGGCGACCGGACGCTAGGCTTTATCCAAAAAAGGCCATTGGCAAAAAGATGAGAGGCTGGGATGAGTATTGGGTCAATCTAAACATTTTTTGTTTAGCACCGGGGGAGATTGATAGACATAGAATGTACCTGGCCCACATTAAGGGGTTTGACGGAGTAGATTTTGATAATGTAGACCTTTATCAGCAAGACTCAGGATTTAATATATCGAGGGAGGATAGCTGTCATGCTTTAAAGATGCTGTCTTTTTATGCGCACGAATATGACCTACTCTGCGGCCTCAAAAATTGCTCAGAGCTAGTTCCGAAGCTTGTTGATTTGTTCGACTTCTCAATCAATGAGCAAGCGTCTGAATATAAAGAGCAGTACGCTTACTCCGCTTTCACAAAATTAGGCAAGCCAGTCATTGAGATCGAATACAAAAAGCCCACAAAACCCACGATTGATATAGCTAAACAGCTTAAATATGAATTGCTTTATTATCCAAGTGAAAACTTAAACGCTAAATTTACGAGGTACTAAATGAATCAAGAAGAGATGTTGCAGTGGTTTGCTGAAGAAGCCAAAATAAGCGATTATTCTTTAAAAGAATTCGACAAGTGTATAGAAGAGTATCTTGCACAGCGCAAGCTTCGGGACAGCGCCGAAGAAACACTGACAGGGATTAATAAAACACTTATGCGTATGGAGCAAAAGATCATAGCTTTCTTAGAGGAGCACGGGAAAACCTCTCACGTAACCCCCACCGGAAAGATCAACTTTATTAATAGAAAAACATTTTCACTCGTCGATGAGAGCCACAAACAAGAAGCTATCGAGTACTTAAAGCAGCGCGATAAATTCGATGAAGTAGTTGCATTTAACAGCAATAAATTCCACGCTTGGTACACAACCGAGAAAGAGCATAACCCAGAGTTTTGTCTTCCGGGTGTGGAATTAAAAGAAACAAAATATATCCAATTTAGAAAGGGATAACATGGCTAAGGAATTAGTAAAAAAGGAAGAGAATTTACCAACAGAGCTTATGAATATGGAGTTTGATTTTTCGTCAGTAGAAAGCACTGACCTAAAGATCCCCCGAATCTTACTCATGCAAGCAATGAGCGAGCTAGTTAATGAAAAGGGAGAAGCTAAAGCTGGGGATTTAGTAAACTCTGTTACGTCAGCCATCATTGGATCTGTAAGGGAGAAAGACTATAAACCAGTTAAAGTTATCCCTCTACAGATGTTAAAGACTTGGATTGTCCAAGAAAGAGTAGACGCTAATACTTTAAAATATATTTCAACGATTCCCGTTACTCCTGAGAATAGCGACCTTGAGTGGGAGTTTGTGGATGAACAGGGCCGAAAGTGCAAGCGCACAAAGTGCGTTAGTTTCTACGTTTATATGGAATCAGATCTCGGTAACGAGACGGCCCTTCCATATATGATAACTTTTAGAAACACTTCCATCAAAGGAAGTGCAGCCATTGCCAGCCACTTTGCCGAGTGTAAAGTCGCTCAATTAGGCGGTAAACTTATGCCCCCGTTTAGCCGAGTGTTTGAGATCGGTGGGAAGTCCGAGAAGAACGACAAAGGGACTTTCTTTGTTATGACTTCAAAGCCTACGACGGCTGTACCTACTCAGCATTACGGGCAGTTGTTTTCTTGGTATAAAGCCATTCAAACTCCTAAGTATAAAGTAGATGATACGCCAGATTCATCTAAAACTACCTACGACCAAGACGGGGCATTCTAATGTTGATTGCAGGAGTAGACTTTGAGACTACGGGGCTTAGCCCCGTAGATAACCGTATTATTGAGGTGGGTTGTGTTCTTTGGGATACCGAGAGAGCAACCCCCGTACAATTTTACCATGACTTTGTAGACCCCGAGGAGCCTATCTCACAGGAGATTTCTGGGATTACAAACATTACTCAGGATATGATTAACGATTACTCTGTTAGGCAAGAAATGGCTGTGCTTAAGACGTGTGATTTTTTATCGCGTGCTGATTTTGTACTGGCCCACAATGCTCCTTTTGACAGAGAATTTTTACAGGAGTCATGTCACCGACTAGCCATCGCCCCTCCCAAGAAAGTGTGGATCAACTCGGTGACCGACGTCCCCTATCCAGAGAAGATCGCAACGAGGAAATTAACACATCTAGCAGCAGAGCATGGGTTCGTAAACCCCTTTGCTCACAGGGCTTTGACAGACGTTCTGACAATGCTTCGGCTAGTGGATAAATATAATTGGCAGGAGATAGCGGCCCTAGCGGCGGAGCCAAATGTAGTTATTAAAGCCGAGGGGGGTTATGCAATAAAAGACTTGGCTAAAGCCAGTGGTTTCTATTATAACCCCGATAAAAAGGCATGGTTTAAAAACATCAAAGAAAGCAAGCTGCAAGCAGAGCGAGAGAAATGTCAGCTAAAGGGCTTTGCAGTTTCGGAGGTTATGGAGTGAAAAAATCTATATTGTATGTTCGCGTAAGTCCTGAGAATAAAAACTTTCTAGGGACTGAAGCCGACGAGATGGGTGTATCGCTAGCTACCTATATGAATTTAATTATAGCACGAATGCGAAAGGGCGCGAGAGATGTGGGTAACAGCGGAACACGACGTAGAAGCAATTCTCGCCGAGTTATCTAAGGAGCCACTTCTATCCGTAGATACCGAGACAACGGGTTTGCGACCGTACCACGGAGACGAACTTTTTGCGATTATAGTAGGTTCCTCTAAGGGGACTTATTTTTTTGATTTTTATGGGCACAGAGAATCTATCCCCCGAGATATAATCCCCCGATTCTCTGTGCTCTTTAGTGACCCCTCAAAAACTTTATTCTTAGCAAACGCTAAATTCGACATGCACTTTCTGCGCAAGGAAGGGATTACCGAGTTTAGTGCGAGTGTCCACGACGTTCTCGTTATGGAGCGTTTGATTGATAACACTATGTTGTCTTACTCGCTTTCATCGGTAGCTAAGAATTATGGTCTAGCTAAATCCGATGAAGTTGAAAAATACATCAAAGAGCATTCTTTATATGAGTGGGTCTCTGTGCCAGGTAAAAAGACAAGGCAGAAAAATAAATTCTTTAAACAAGTCCCCCTCGACTTGATGGTAAAGTACGCCCTCACTGACGGCGAAGTTACCTACAAAATAGGCGAGGCACAGATACCTAAACTCGCAAAGATGTACAAGGGAGCCCACCGAAGAAATGTACTCTATAGCGTACCTGAGCTTGAGAAGCGAGTAACCAAGGTGTGCTTTGCGATGGAACTTGAGGGGATAATAGTCGATGCGGACTTTTGTAAATCTAAAGACGCAGAGGAGACTTCTAAGTATAAAAAAGCAGCGGCTAAATTCAAAGAGCACACAGGGGTAGCTTTAATAGATTCTAACAAATGCTACTCCCCCATTTTTAATCAACTTGGGTTTACTCCGCCTCAGACTGAAAAAGGCCACGAATCGTTTTCAGACGATTGGCTTAAAAAATTAAGCACCCCGATTGCAGGGTTTATCCGAGAGTTTAGAGAACACTCCAAGAATGCCAACACCTACTACAAAAACTTTTTGTGGCACGCCGATGATTCGGGGGTGCTTAGAGCAAGTATGCTACAAGCAGGGACTACTACGGGTAGATTTTCATATAGAGATCCGAATCTTCAGAACGTACCTGACTCAGAGGTGCGTAAAGCATTCATTCCTCCGAAGGACTTTTGTCTAGTTAGTATAGATTTTAGTCAGCAGGAATACCGCGTGATGCTTGATTACGCCGAGGAGATGAGTGTTGTGCAAGCGGTTTTGCACCAAGGTTTAGACATCCACCAAGCGACTGCTAATGTTATGGGAGTAGAGAGAACACCTGCTAAGACGATTAATTTTTTGCTTCTATACGGTGGGGGCACGGTAAAGCTAGCGCTAACCCTACTCCCCGTAACCCTTGGGGAACGAGAGCTGTGGGCTATTTGGAGAGAGTACAACGATTGGTTCATGAAGGAAGAAGATGAGGAGATATTTGATGGTATAAGCCCCGAGGATAGGGAGAGCAATTTAATTCATTTGTTAGAGGCCGAGAGACTACGCAAACTCTACTTTAGTTCGCTACCGAACGTGACAAGTTTGATTAAAAACATAAAAGAAGCGGCGGAAGAAAACGGTTTTGTAAGGACGTGGGCAGGGCGTATTCTCCGGACGCAGCCGGGGTATGCGTACAAAGCGCCGAATGCGATTATCCAAGGCGGTTCTGCGGACATTATGAAGTATGCCCTGATAAAGCTGTATGAGTATTTAAGTGATAAAAAATCAAAATTATTAATCAGCGTTCATGATGAGTGTTTGTTCAAAGTCCACAAAGACGAAATTAATATAGTCCCCGAACTAGAGAAAATAATGAAGGAAGTGTACCCCCATGTTGTGATGCCTATGGACGTAAGTGTGAGTCATTCATGGGTTTCTTGGGGTGATTTAGTTGACGGAAGGCCTAGCGTTTAAGATCATTTAAGGCGTGGCAAAAAAACCAGAGACTCGCTTCAAAGAAAAAGTAAAAGCTGATTTAGATACACTAGAGCGTGTGTGGTACTTAAAGACACAAGAAATGACAAGGCGGGGAACACCCGACATTTTAGCTTGTGTTAACGGTAAATTTTTTGCGCTTGAATTAAAAGTAGATTCTCGCATTGACCCCCTCCAAGAATGGAATCTTCAAAAAATTAGAAAGGCAAACGGAAGCGGGTGGGAAGTAAACCCCACAAACTGGCCCGAGTTATTTAGCATTTTAAAACAGGTTGACACACAAGAAGCTTCTTAAAACAATTTCAATGCACAACAAAACAAAGGAGAGTTAGTGGAACTGGTTAAAAATACGGATATGATTGCGCTTAAAGCGAATGATCTAAATATTCATTCCCCGTTTATGGCGTCGTTTAGAAAGTTAATTCATTTGCCCTTCCAAGCATCTTTTAGCTTGCGGCTAAAAAGAATTGCGGACTGCTTAGAAGCTGAAGGCAAAACTCTCGAGGCCATGTTTAAAAAAGTAGAAGCGGAGACAGAGTGGGTTACCGAATCAGCAGAGGGTGCCCCCGCTAAAAAGGTTCCCAAAGACGTGGCTCAGTATGAGACAAAAGTACGGGCTATTTTAGACGAGGCTATTGAGTTACCTAAAAAGAAAATTGATTTTGATATGATTAAGAACGCCCAGTTAACTGGTGCTGATATTATTAATTTGTCAGGTCTTCTGACTAACATCCCTGAGGAGGAATAAGATGAAAAAAAGTGGCAAAAAGAAAGCTACCAAAAAAACTTCTACTAAGAAGGGTTGCTAAGATTCGGGGGGCTTAAAGCCCCCGATTCATTTATTTAAGTGAGTTTGCTTTTTTCTTAAGTTCTGCGAGAGAGCTAATAGCTGATTTAATCTCCCCACCATGTTCATTAAGATACTTTTTTACAGCAACCATTTTAACCGAGTCCTTCTTGATTTTCTCGGCATCTAGTATGGTCTGTGCCCAAGATTTAATTTCGTAATCTTGATATTCCTTGGTTTCGCCCTCGGCTTTGTCTTCGGCGGCTGTTTCTTTCTCATCAAGATCTACATCATTATTTTCAACTTCATTTTCTTTCATTAGTATTCTCCTTGGTCTTGCGAACCGAGTAGTAATTGTTTCCATAGTTGGTTAGCTGCGGGGGAGTCTCCCAGTTTATGTATAGCAAGTCCCGCCGCCGAGCGAACTGCCGGGGAGTTCGTAGCCTTTGCCGCGTACATTAACGGAACCGCAGTTGGTTTAAATCCCAACAAAGCAGCCTTTGTCTCTGTCAGTATATTTTTACGACCTTCTTTCGCTATCTCCGAAGCCGTTGGTGTTTTCGAGGCAATAAAGGAGCCCCACTCATTATTCAGATCAGCCAGTTCTTGGCCCATACCGGGGCGAGCGAACTCAGCCGCTTTTTCTATTTCTGTTTTGTACCCTACAGATAGATCGCGCAGCATTTTTTTGCCGTCATTAGTAAGGTTACCACGAGGGTCAAAAGCAGTAGCCGGAAGCATGTCGTATAGACTTGATTTAACTTTTGAGGCTTGCTCGACAGACAAGGGTTCCTTAGCCAGGGCCAGGTAATCCATCATCGCTTCCACCTTAGGGGCAGCGTAGGGGTTCTGTGCAAGTTCCCCTATGCCCTCGTATGCCTTTTGGGAAGCTGCTTGTGGGTCTATAGTAATGCCTTTATTTGTTATTTCTTGGTATATCGGAGCACGCGCTTCAGCTAAATCCTGCATACGCTTCTCGGAGAAATCAGCTAGAGCTTTGTTCCCACCCCAAAAGTCTTGCTTCATTAAATAGGGAGCAAGTGGGTCTTGGCCTTTTTCAACGAGGCGTGTGTCTATGTTTTTAAAAGCAGATTCATATAGAGGGGCACCTAATTTTTGTACCCCCGAACCAATAGCTTTACCTACAGGATTGGCATACTCGGCCACTTTAGCTGCCTTAGCTAAGTTAGCCGCAGCGGCCTTAGCCCCCGCTTTACCGGCCCCAGCGGCTCCCAGAGTAAGAAGCGAAACAGGGTCAGCCACAACGTCGCCCGCAAAGCCCAGCGCTTTACGTGTGCCTGGGTAGTCGTTTAAAACATTCCCCCGAGCCAAAAGGTCTTCGGTCATCGGAACATCTGCTTGGGCGGTGAGTACGTCTTTAATATTGGGAAGCTTTAGATCGGCCCCTGATAAAGCCTCCGCCCCAGACGCTAGTCCGTAGCGAGTAAGGCCCCCCGTATAATCTAACCCCCTAAGTCCGTACTTAAGGGCCTTTTGCCCAAGGCTCTCTGAATCGGGGGGTTTAATTCCTTTCTCGGCTAAATAGGCTTTTACATCATCATCGCCAAAGCCCTTAGACTTTAGGTAATTGGTATACTCAGCTAGTTCTTGCGGGCTCATTATTTACCTCCACGACGTTTCGCTAACCATGCCTCCGGGCTATCTACTTGCGGAGACTGCGCCCCCGCTGCTTGTGGGTAAAAAGACTTAAGCGCGTCGCCGGCCTCACCGAATACAACATCACCCACAGATCCGGGGGTCATTAATTCGCGGTACACACCGGAGCTGTATATATTCTTCTTTGTTTTAAGAGCTTTTTCGTACTTCTGAGCAAGCCGCTGTTTCGTGATATCAATAAGCTCGCGCATAGATTTAGTGTACTCAGGAGGAAGCTCCGCAGAAGGAGTGGAGCTAATATATGCTTTAAACGAAGCCACACTTCCTTGGTAGTTCTTAGGCATCACACGCACAATATCTTGGTCCGTTAGTACGCCCTTTTCTCCGCTGATACTTCTTGCATACTGCGAGAGTACGTTCATTATTTTTTGAGAGTCACCGGACGCAAACGCCTCCTCCATGATTCCAATCTTCTGAGTATCTTCGAGAAGGGGAGAGGTAACTGATTTAGTTACGTCTTCACGGAGTTTGTCCTCTTTTTTAAGAAGTTGGCTTTGCCCGAATCTCGCGTCGGTGCCGGCCATCTTCGCGAGGGCTAGTTGCATTTTATTTGCATTATTTAGATCAATTCTTGAGCCTAAGTTTTTAGCAAGCTCATTCTGTTTGCCAGAAATTTGGTCTTCTAATTTAGCAACTAAAGCTATCCGGTCTTCCGGAGACATTCCTCTCGTAGACTCAGCAGCCTTAGTGAGTTGGTTACCGCCCCCGGTCCACTTATCAAACAGAGCGGCTGTAGGAGTCCAGTCCACCGATTGGGGCATATTCTTTACATTATCTAATAAAGCTTTTTGCTCGCCGATGGAGTTATCAACATTACCTAAATATTTCTTCCACAGCGCTCTGTAGTTAGCTGCCTCTGCCCGATCTTGCGGGGAACTCATTTCGGTGTCCACGACGGGGTTAACACTTAATTGAGGTGTAGGGAGTTCAAAAGGCTTAGGTTCTGGTGGAACCATGAGCAGCTTATTGTTATTTTCTTTTGCAAGCCTTGCTAATTCTTCCGGTGTCATTTGAGGGGACAAAGGAGCCCCCGGTGCCATCGGTTGAAAATTTAAGCCGATTAGCTTGTTCCAATCATAGTCCATGAATGACTCCTTAAACTACTTTGTAAGGGCTATTATACAATCCACGAGATTGTTGCTTGTCTATCAGAGATTGATAATCAAGTCCGCCGTCCTTAGCTGTTTGTCCGCTACCGAACAAGCTTTGCTGCCCACCCATGCTATTTGCAATATTTTGCCCCTGCATATACCCAGACAGTGCGCCGGAGGCCATGTCACCTGTATATGTACCGGGCTCAGCCCAGCGGGTCTCAGGAATACTTCCCCTGCCATCTTTTCTAGCCCATGACACACGAGTCGCGTCGGCGGAGGCTTGCGCGCTTCGTTTTTGTTGATCGAGCATTTCATCTCTTCGTTGCTTAGCCATTAATGCTTGTGCTGCCATCATGGCGATTGGAACCCAAAACATATTAAACCTCCTTGAAAAGTTCTAACAATAATTTTTGTTTAAAAGTAGAAACTCCGTTAACTAAAAAGCCAGCCTTCAGCGCAAGCTTTAAATATCTTACATTAGTGTTCTCAACCCTTGTCCAAATATATTTGTACTCCGTAGAGAGCTTCTCTAATAAAGCCAAGTATCCCGCTAGTACAGATGCCGAAGATTCGAAATTAGGGAACACTCCGCCGTGCTGTAAGTAGGCTGTTTCTTGGTCCATCTCAATAACAGTAGCGAACCCCCCGATTATTCCGTTTTTCTTAATCGCCAGCGCATAGCTTATGCGATCTAATTCAGGGGGTCTAACCGTCCCAAAGACTACGGTGTGCGCTTCTTGCGAAATCGTTAACCACTCGTAAGGCTCAAGACGGACGACTTCGTACACTTTACTTCCCGCCCCCGCCGCCACTTCTAGCTGTCGCATCGGCCTGCTTGCCGGCAGACCACTTATCAAGCGCTGCTTTGTATGCTTCCATGTCTGCTTGCCTAGAAAGATCTTTTTCTTTCAAAGTGTTGGTCAAGTTAGTAGAGAGTTCTTGGTTTCTAAGTGCAAGGTTACCAGTCGCAATTTTACCCTCACCCTCTGCAAACTGCGAAAGAGCTTGGCGTTTAGTGTCTTCATCTTGTTTTAAAATATCCAATAAATTTCCTGAGTTTTGTCGGTATGCCGATTGCTTCTGAGATAAAAGGTCTCGGCCTCCTTGCATGGCTAAACGCTCTCTAGCCCCCGAAGAAACTCCACCCCGGCTAGCTAATTGAGAAAGCATCTGCGCTTGTGCGCCAGCATTTTGCTTTGTGGCAGCGTCTATTGTGTCTTCCCTGCCCATGCGGGCCTTATCCATAAGATACTGCGCCGATTGCGTGGGGCCTTGCTGAGTAGCAAGGTTTTTAATCATATTATACCCCTGTAGAGACGAAGGGTCTAATTGATCTAAGTGGAGTTGGTAAGTGTCTTTAAGCTTACCTGTTTCGGGATCTATGAGTGATTCAAAATCCTTTTTAATCGGGGAGCCGTCAGGGTTTAGCCCCTGTGCTCTCATAGCAGCAGCGTTTCGCTCCTGTGAGCGCATGTTATTGTACTGAGCCTGACTCATCTGCTCGCCAGTTGCTGAGTTAACATACATGGCGCCGTCAGCAGTATTCTGTAGTTGCCAGTCTCCGTAAGATACTTGTGGTGTATAGTTATTTCCCATTTAAGTCATCTCCTCGTAAATGCTAATGTCAGGTGTAATGTTTGAATCGTAGTCGGGAGTCATCTCGGCTAGAGTCTCTAGCATGAGCTGCTTTTCTTTCTCGTAATCTGCTTTAGCGCCGGCTGCTTTAACAGAGTTTTCTTTGTCAAAAAGTTTGTACTTAACAAAGGCCTTCACGAAAGAGTAAAACTCAGGAATGTCCACATAGCTTGCATCCCCGGTAATGACTTCAGGCGCTCTGATATATCTCATCAATATACAATCCGTTCGTGCTTCTTGCGAAGGTGGGTAGAGCATGATTTTAGGCCCCGTTGCGGGGGAGCTGTTTAAAATATCATATTGGTAAAACTGTCCCAAGCTCCCGCTCTGTAAGATGCTCTGAATGATCTCTTCCTTACGGGGGCCTTTGAGTCTTTTAATTGGGTATACTTTATCCGGTGTAGAGTATAAAAGTGCAGATATTTTATTTGCATAAATATCTGAGGGCGGGGCTAAGTAAGTTTGCCCGTTTGTGAGGGAGTACAGAAGCTCTGATTTAAAGTAATCGTCCTCAAGCCCTAGTTTATATATGTGGCTGGCGGCTTCTCTGACAGCGTCTTTGAAATATGTCATAACTTCTGACGACTGTACAAAGTCCTCTGCTTCCATGTCAGCTTCTTGTAGAACTTCTAATTTAAGGTCCACATAGGTGCGGTAGTTCATAAAGATCCGTCCTCCCCTACATTGTAGGTATCGTGTGACCGAGACGTAGGCGCCCACGAAATAGAATACCCAAGGAGATTTAAAACTTCTCCCTTTTTATATCCTTTAATTTGCCATTTGAAATTCCCAGTAACCAATTTATTTTCAACATCTTCTAGGGTGAGGGTGTCGTTGGTTCGACCAATGATCTTATAAGCCCTAGAGTATGAATCACTCTCAACATACAAGTAGTAGTCCACCGCCTGTGAGGGCCAATCCCCCGAGCCAGCGTCTACCAAAGTAGCTGTGTTGAGTGAGCCATCAATGGCCGCAAGCCCTAAGACGTCCGAGTTTACGACGTTAGTGTAAGAGTTTGTAAACTCCATTTGGAGGTAATTAAAGCGAAGTCCCTTAGCAGGGAATCTCCTGTCTATTTCAATAGTGCCGCCGTAGTACCACACAAAGTCGGGGTCACCCCATACAAACTCTTCATCCCCCCAAGTAAAATTCTTTCTCCACCGGATAGGGGTAAAGGGGCGTACAATTTTACCATCATCGTTGATTGCGTTAATATCTATTGAGACGTTAGTTTCGTTCTTACAAGTGACTAAAACTTTGTTGGCGACCTTTCGCATGAAACTAGATCCAAAGTTGCTAGCAATGGATCTATACTTCCATATAATTGTTTCTTCAAACCACGTAGTTGGGTCGGTAGCGGGGACGATACGGGGGTCTGTCGTCACTGAAGAATCGAATCTTAGTACGTACCCGTATTTATCTCCTCTATACAATTCCTTGTTGTGTACCACTAATGAAGTGGGCGAAAAAGTACTAAAGCCATTTCGGATGTGACAAGTGCAGTTTTCACTCACCCCCCATTGAAGGTCTAGCGACCATATAGCGTCACATTCCTCTGACCCTGAAGCCTTATCAATCAACGAAATAGTCCAATGAATCATTCTAGTAAACTCGTTGTACACACCTTTTATTTTTCGAGTTTTACCAGCTAAAGATTTTACTGCGTTTTGATAGCGGGTGTTTAAATGATCTGTAACCTTAAGGCAGCGCACACCCTCGGTGTAATAAATGCCGTCTTGTCCGAACCAGAACAAACCGCCCTCAGCTTGCACAAACGACTCATGCGACAAGCACCCAGCGTGGTCAGAGATACGTCTATGGGACATCCCTCCGCGACCTTCAGTATCAAACACACCATCTATCCGGTAAACATGTTTACGTCCCCCGACGATTGGAATGTCTTGCACCGATGAAATGCCCGTGACTTCGTCTTCGAGTTCATCTTCAAAACTTGCCGGTACTGAGTCCGGGTCGAGTCCCTGTGATTGGCGAATCTTGTTCGGGAAGACTTCGCTGCCTTCTTTAAGGTAGCCGTAGTAGGTAAACCCATTAACTGTATGACAGAACTTAGACAGCGGAGGAGGGTCATTGTCAGGTATTCCGCCTGTAGTGTATAGAGCTTCATTGTTTTGTAGTGCGGTGTCGGAAGTGTTGTCTGTGTACGAAGTGGTTCCGTTAGTGATCTCCCCAACTTTGTAAAACTCCTGCCCACCATTTATGGTGCGGTAAATTCCAATCTTAATATTAGAAGTGTCGTAGTTAGTTGAACTGATATTAGCAAGCACCGGGATTGAAGTTATAGAAACAGCATTTACACTCGGCTCGTTAATATTTAACACCTGGACCTGTGTCACAGGACCTAAGTCTTTAAAGCTTTGCGCTTCTACAGTATAAGAGTACTCCAAGCAAAATGCGTAAATGTACGCATTAGACCCCGCCGTGCCGCTCGCCCCCGGAGCTGTGGCAAGTGCCGGTAACCCCGCCGTGCGGAGCTGATAGTTATTAGACCCGTCTTTGTAGATTTTTATAGGGGGGTCGAAAGAATCGGGGGTGATAATTAAGTGCCTGTTCCACTGCGTGTGGGCTAAGTATGTGTCAGAGTTTCCCACACTGAAAGGATTATTGCCGCTAGGACCAAGCAATGAAGAATAAGTGCTAGGATTGCGAAAATAAAGTTTAGTGCCCGAATGAACAAATAACTTATCCCCGTTGTTGTACGACATAAGCGTCTGTACACGTTGCGTACCAAGCGGCAACTGCGCGTCTACCTCCGAGTCCAACACAGTACCGGGCCAACTCTTCAAAGACTTATTATTGAGAATAACAAAATTCTCTAAAATCTCCGAAGCCGTGATCGGCCCGTTCATGTAATCATCTGTCATTCCTTTGGAGAAATCCATAATCTCCGCAGGTTGATATTGATATGCACCCATTAATTTATAATCACTGTTAAATTTTTTGAAGAATCATCAAAGTAAACATCATATTGCTGCTCTCCTGCGCCAGCAGTTACGGTGGGGTACACCACTTCTCCGGTGGAGAGTCGGAACTCTAACGTCACATCGGCATACTTAATAGTAAGTGGGAGTGTCGCCGTTTGTTTGTAGTGTCCGTTACCTAAATCAACCCATGAAGCTGCCAACAAAGTTTGTTTAGTCTTTGAGAAATATATAGAATTAATCGGCTTAGAGTTTGAGCCGTCATGGTCGTGGTCGTTTACCCGCTGCCAGTTATCCTCTAAAGCTGGGAATACTGTGGGGCCTCTGTCGCCTGAAACTGGCTTTTTAAATCCGTAAGAAAGAGTTAGCATTTATCCCCCTACTGACAAGTGGCTTGTGTGTCTCTCGCCCAGTTTTGTACTTTCTTAAAATCTGCTTTTTTAAACCCGATCATATCTTGGCATACGCTAAGCGGGTGTTCTTTCTTCAGCGCTACTTTAAAATTTTCTTGGTCAATGATCTCATACTCAACACAAGCATTGTGTTTTAAGTCTGCCCACATGACAGGTACTTTCGGGAATGGAAGCTTGCATGAAGCAAGGCTTAGAAAACTAAGAATTGATATAATCTGTTTCATGCTTCCTCTGTACATCAATGGGGGCGTTTTGCTCTTGGTCTTTTTTTAGTTGCGTCTCGGCCTGGGATTGCCCAATGGCCCGCTTTAATTTAGCTATCCCTTTGGTGACAACGTCAATAATCCAACGTCCTCCCCAATCAAGAATTTTATTAGCTATCAATGAAGCAAGCCATTGTGGCATAAATCCTCCCTTACACTTTAGCGATCAAATCTTTCAAAGCCTTTGTGGCGTTCTCTTTAAGAGAAGCAACGATAATATCATCTACAGGAGTAGGTGTTTGCTTCGCAGCGATCTCTAACGCTAGGGGAACTAAGTCGCACAACTTAATAGCTGTGGCTTTTACATCAACTAAAATTTGAGCTTTGGCGGCGTCTAAAATTTCTTGCAAATTTTGCGGTTGTGACATGGTAACTCCTTTTACTTAATGGGGCGTTGATTCGCCTCTATCTTTATAACTCTGTCACGTATGTCTAGGAGGAGCAAGTACTGCGCCTCTATCTTGGCATCTTGCCGCTCGTTCTGCACTGTAGCCGCATCTGATTTAAGGTATATAATAGTAAGCCACGCTACAAAACCAACGGCTACCGGAAGCGCACCAATTACTGCAAATAATGGGATGTTTGTTTTTTCGTCTATTAATCCCATGACTCACTCCCATGGCTTTATCAAACGACAAGCATACAGTTCTGTATCCTCGACCTGTTTACACTCCTTAACCAATGCTAGGTGCGAGCACCCCACGGAAAATAAAAACATTAAAAGTATAAAAATTTTCACTTGGCCCCTCCTTGGAGTCTAATAGCATTTGCTAGAAATAAATCATAGAGCGGGGCTACCCCGTTGTCCCTGACGTGATACTTCTTGATGCACTCTAAATAATTTGTCTTCTGATAAAACTTCCATGCAAGCTTGCTTGCTACCGTAGGCTTTACATCAAGCGCATAAAATAAATTCTGTGCGAGCATATTGTCATAGTCCCACAAATTGTTTTTTCTAAAAATAAGATCTAATAAAAAACCAATGTCTAGGACCTGTAAAAGGGGATATAAGACTCGAATCTTGCTTCCCCGTATCCACACAGCAAACATATTCGGGGCCACAAAATCGGGAATTTTCTTTTTTGAATTCTCGTCAGGCCAAATAGGCATCACGTTTTGCATGAACCCGAAACGCTTTATTATAGACCACATCGACTTATTAAGCTCTTTGACCATACCTAACTGGGCAAAGGCTAAGTTTAAAATGGAGTGTTGGTCCCTTGAGAAATTATTCGGGTTACTTCCCCAATAGGAAGGATCGGGGGATCTTCTGTACTTACCAGAGCGCAAAGTAAATGCGTTTTTGATAAGTGTCTTCTCAGACAATCTGTCAAATCCCTCAAGTAACCCCAACATGTCCGAAAGTACCGCGTAAGTACATTCTCTCTGACAGGAATCTCCTTGATCCCCGTCAGCCTGAGAAATTACCTCACCATACTTCCTATAGGGTGTTAACAGATCAATCTTCATTAGGCGAAGTACTCTGTGATCTTCATAAAGCCTTCTTTGCCCGCAGCTCCCGCAGCGCCCGTTCCATTATACGAACAACCGCCGCCGCCGCCAGAGGCACTCCCTGTAGGAGCCTGTCCCGCTGATCCACCAGCTCCGGAAGTAGTCTCGGGACCGCCACTGCCGAGCGCACTGTTACCGCCGCGTCCACCGCGAGCATACTGCTGCATATTTCCTGCGCCTGATCCGGCGTAACCGTATTCTCCTGGCTTAGTAATATTCCCCGTACCGGCTACACCTCCAGCACCTCCCAAGCCTAGCCCCGAAGCGGGGGCGCCGCCTCCACCGGACCCACCTTTGGCAACGACTAGCGTCGCACCAAATGCAGTATCTCCCCCGGCTCCTCCAGTGTTGTTGCCCAATGCCCCAGCCGTACCGCCCACACCAATATCAACTGCGGCACTAGCCCCAATTTGATCCGCCGTAAGAATTGAATAGCTGTAACCACCCGCGCCGCCGCCTCCTGCGCCAGCAGTCGCGCCCGCTGTAGCTGCGGCACCGCCGCCTCCTCCTCCACCGCCCCAACATTCAACAACTGCATATAACAAACCAGGTGTTGGGAAGTATGTTGTGCTTGAAGTGTATGTTTTTAAATTTGGTTTTCTCTCTTTAGAAAAAGGCCATAACGCAATTTTGCTGGGAGCCGTTGCCCATGTCCCGGCAGTTGCTTCTGTGGCTTCAATTTTACCGATTAAGCGATAGGGGACATTTGTCCTAGCCGTAGTTGAGTAAAAAGTTTCAGCCGTATCCGCTGCTCCGGCCCCTCCCTCTGCGGAAGTTGTCATAAGACCACTGTCGTCAATCATCGTTGCAGACCATGCAAGCTCGATTGCACCCGCTACTAATATTGCATAGACATAAATTGTGCCCTCAACTCCACTTGTAAATCCTGCGGTAGAACCGGAAGAAATAACTGTAGACAGCGCACTGGTTAACGAAACTAAAGAGTACGTTCCAACTGTTAGAGATGTGCTTCTAAATCCAACTTTAACAATATCTGTAGCGGAAGGATCAGTTCCCGCTTTTGTTTTTACAGCAATCGTAAGAGCGTTTGCCGCTACTGTGGCCGACAGAGATAAATTAGTGATCTCGTAGCTGCTGTCTTTGATCTCACCAGATAGAGACACCCAAGCTGTACCGTTATCATATTTAAACCCACTTAAATCTGTGATGTACGCTATGCGCCCTTCATTCCCGGCAGCAGGTTTCCCAGCATCGGTGTAAGATTCGAATTTAAACGAGAGTTTGTTGAGGGAGGTTGAAAGAGTTCCCTCAGATGTCGTATCCCCTCCCGCAACAAACTGTAAAACACCCGCAGCTCCACGATGTATTCTCGTGTTGTCGTTAGCAGTTCCACTAGTTCCGATAATTATTTTGTCATCGTTAACTAAAAAGCTTTTTACAGAGGAAGCTCCCTTAAATTTAACCCTACCGTCAGTGGTGTTTAAGAAAAATCGCCCTAACGGAAGTAAGCTTGGGTCAGAAGCTAAATTTTCTAACGAAGCTACTTCTAATTGAGAATACACTTTCATATAAATCCTCCGTAATTATTCAATACCAATCAAACGGTAACTGCCCGCTGGGAGCGCTCCGTGGGTTGTAATTTGTACGTTGCTTGCGCTTGTTGTTTTTATTGTGCAATAAATCCTATCAAAGTCATTTGCATTGTCACAAAGCTGCCACACCGCCAAACGAGCGTCGGTTATCTCGGCTGAAACATCTACGTTTACCGTAGTAACAGTCCCGTCAAACGATACATCGCTCGCATATTTAGAGGACCCAACGACCTTCCAAGCAGTTCCCGTATCTACATAAACTTTTTTGGTGTCTGTCGTATATGCTTGACGACCAATGTTTTGTGCGCTCGCAGAGGGAAGTCCCGCAAATGTATAATTCTCAAATCGGGCTCCTTTAAGCTCTCCCTTACTGTAAATGTCCTTCCAATAATTTGTGGCCTTCCCTAGATCTGTCCCCGACCAAGATCCTGAGAAACTAGCATTTGTAAACGGTGCGAATATATCCTTGGTTAAGACCAGACCCTTAGACCCGTTAGACGTAGATTCGAAAACGAGATTCTCTGTAGCTCCCGTTCCCCCTACAAGGGACTGTCCGCTAGTGCGGCCCGCGAGTAACGCAAATTGGGTATGTCCCGCATCTCCGGTTGTGAGGCCTGATAAAGTAGAGTGAGTTATCTCGGTGTCGGGGAGTGACGCTACCCATTTGGACCCATCATAAAACAAGGTCATCCCTGTCGTGGCGCCTACATTAGCATCTCTAAATGACAACAATGTAGCTGCTGTTATTTCATTGGTTCCATCATTTAATCCCGTGCTGAAGAATAATTTTTGGAATCTTTTTGTGCTGCTACCTAAGTCTAGGGAGCCATCTGCGGAAGGATTGATCGAAGCGGACGTCTCAACAATACCCGTGCCATTCGGGGTAAAGACAATGTTCCCGTTAAGGTTGGTGCTAGAGATGGTATTCCCATCAACTCTGAGGTTATCGACGTTAAGCTGTCCGGTAACTGACACAACTCCTGTGGCCGCAATGCCGAGGCTTGTGATGCTTGATTGTATATCAACGACCCCAGTTCCGTTCGCCTGGACGATAAGGTTACCGTTAGCGTTGAGCACGCTAATTGTATTCCCGTCCAGCCGCAGATTATCAACACTAACTTTTGTAAATGTTGCATCTCCACCGGAGACAGTTCCGGTCGTCGATAAATTGTTTGTGCCAAACGATATACTTCCGGATGAATCAGTAATTGATCCATCGGCAAGTGTGAGAGTTCCGAAAGAACTTCCCGAAGCTCCTGTAATTGTCCCCGTTGTAACCAGAGACGTTGATCCGAACGTAATTGCATTGCTCGAATCAATAATCGACCCGGCAGAAATAGTCAACGTACCTACTTCAAATCTATCCGAGGCAACAAAAGCAAATGCTGACACATCTCCGGTTGTAGTTAAGTCCGTGGCTCCAAAAGAAATAGTCCCGCTAGAGTCACTTATTGAACCAGACGAGAGTGTTAGTGTGTCAATGATAACAGACGTTTTGAAATATCCGCTTCTCCACGAAAGAGCTGCTGTGCCTACATCTAGTGTATTATTTGCTGTGGGACGGAAAGTGTTTGTTGATTGTACAAAACCGGAGCTATCAAACGAATTAGCATCTAGTGTAAGGTTCTCATTCGCTTGTGTTCCACCCCATATTCGCTGCCCCGCAAATAACCCAGAAATAGGTGTTCCCGTCTCATCGGTATCTGTACGCCCGCGCTTCCAAACATATAAGTCTTGCGTGACATTTAAGTACGCTTCCATGACTGAGTCAGAGCCCCAGTCCATGTCATAAATTTTATACCATTTAGCGGCTAGGTCTCCCTCACGCTGTTCCCACCTATATGAAGCTGCTTTGCCGTCTCCATCATCTAATACAACACGAAAATCATTAATCGTGTTTCCCACCAGGGGAAGATCTCCGGGAGTGCTTACGGCGGGTAAAGTTTGCGGAAATAAAACAGCAATGACGTAATTAAATGCCGATTCTAAATTAGAAATGCCCGGTAAAGCAGGATTAGAGAACCCAAAATCTGCAAGCGTATGTTTTAACGGATGTTGGCTTTGATTCCAAATCGCATGGCGTGCGTGTTCTTGAAACATATTCTACACTTCCTTATTAAGTTGTAAATTCTGCGTCCCAGGTTCCGTCCCATACCCAGTTAGTTTCCTTCACTCCCTTAATTACCGTAGACGCGGGTCCGGTGTAGATATACTCAGTACGAAGACAAGGATCTCCGTCGATAGCGTCTGATTTTGCTTCGTAAGTAATGGAGATTCTGCTTTGTACGTCAAACGTCACAAAAGTTTTACGTATCTCGTGGGTGAGGGATTTTAAAACCGAATATTTATCGTTAGCTTTATTAGACATTTATACCCCCTGTAAAAGTATGCTGCTTAAAAGTAATCTTGGTCAAACTAACTCCAACCCAAGAATGATTTCATGTCAGCAACAAGCCAGTTGATTCTTGCTTGTGTTAACCAATGAAAAGGCTGAGAGCCATCATCGGGCGCAGTGTTCATAAGTGCTAAGCAAGCAAGCTCTACGTCTCCGCTGACTGCCATGTTTAAAATGTCTATAACTACTGGTAGGCCGTAGAAAGTAAAAGACACCGCTCTCATTCGAGAGTGCATCCACATGCCTTGGATAGCGTTAATGCCTTCACTCAAGTTTTTCTTTTTAAATCTTTCTAGCAAGTCCTCTGCATATTCTTTTCTATCTTTAATAGTCTTTGATAAAGCATATTCAAGTTGCTCTTGCGGTGAAGGAGGGGCCTTGGAATACTTTGCAAGCTTTTCTTGCCACATCTCCTCGGTCCAAGTAACTCCACTTGGCTCCTCTAGCTCTGCTACCTTCTCACCTAAATAATTTAATGCATCTCTTTTTGCCATTGATTACTCCTATAGAGAAGCGACGCAAGCGCCGCCTTGTCCGCCTAGACCGCCAGTTATACCTGATGCCGCGGATCCCAAAGAACCCGCCGACCCTACAGTTAAAGTCCCAACGCCAGTCGTGATGTTGAACAACTGAATCTTGCCTCCTGTGCCACCAGCGCCACCCTGTCCGCCAGTGCCAGTTCCAAACCCATCGCCCCCGTTGCCACCATTGCCCCCAGAGCAGTTAATTAGATTTGTGACTACTGGTCCTGTTTTCTTAACGTAAGCTATATAGCAATAACCGCCGCCGCCGCCACCGGCTCCCGAAGCTCCGCCAACATTCCCAGCATTGGGGGGGACAGTGTTTGATCCGCCATTGCCGCCTCTTGCTTGAATAACTCCTGCGGGTGTTGACGGGCCTGTGATAATTTCACCAGCTATGATAACCAGAACCGCCCCGCCCGCACCACCGCCCGGCCCTCCGCGAGACGCATTAGTGCCATCGCCACCGCCGCAATTGCCACCGCGACCGCCGGCTCCGCCACCAACTTGAGTTGCTCCTCTTAAAAATTGATACTCAAAACGACCAAAATGCATGTTTGTCGTCACCGTTCCGCCTGAGATACCATTTGCTGCGATTCCAGTCCCTCCAGCTCCTGACGTTCCACTTGCTCCGCCAGCGCCGCCGTTACCCACAGCAACAACGCCCCCGGAATTCCCTTGAACTCCAGCTCCAGCAGTCCCAACGGCTCCAGCCCCGCCACCAGCGTTAGTGGCAAGAACCCTCGCTGTAAATGCCGCCCCACCAGCACCTGCTGCTGTCGTGCCGCCTGTGTTTGCGCCGTTGTTCCCATTTCTTGCAATTGCTCCAACTCCGGCATTTCTCAGGTCCAGAGTCTTTGCATAAAGAATGTATGCGTCTGTGTTTAGAATTCCTCCTAATCCGAGAGTAAGGACCTCATAATAAAGATTATCTGGGGCAGTTAGAGATCCTGTAAGCGTTGGGCTTCCGTCTGATCCGTCACCAATATCTTGCATGAGGTTTTCTTCTTGCCATGAAGGAATGCCTCCAACTGATCGAAGAATAAAATCTTCCCCCCCGATACCAATTCGCTGTAATACACCAGCGATTCGTGCGATCAAGTCACCGTTCGTAGTAGTAGGGTCTAGCAACATTGGACCATCGGCATCGGGAATATCAATCTGTCTGTGATCGGTTAAATTTTGGTCGTTAAGTTTAAACGAAAACCCAGATTGTCCTCTAACTGCAAACATCTCGTCAGCACTTGCAAATTGACTAACTCCGCTTGCGGGAGTTGCGGGCAAAGATGATTGTGCTTTAAGATTCACAACCCCTGTTCCGTTGTTATCGCCTTCAACAACAACCGGACCTGTAAATGTATCACCTGATTTATTTGCCTTATCGGTGTGTGTATGTCCTGTATCGGACTTTAAAGCAAGTGCATCGAATACCGCATTCTGCGAAGGGGCTGTGTCTGTTATCCCATTTGAAATAGCGTCTTGGACCGCTGCTGCCTTGGCCGCCGCTGTAAAATCCGAAATTGTAGCGGCTGTTTGCGTGCCTGTGTGATTAGTTCTATTTTTTAAATTCGCATCGGTGTCGTTTGCCGTAGCGGCGCTAGCAATCCCATCTAGTTTTGTTTTATCACTAGGAGACATAAAGCCAGCATCCGTTCCGTCCACAACTGCGTGCTGTGCTACCCCCTTTGATCCTACATGCGTAATAGGGGCTTTCTCCGCGTCAAGCTCATTGATAGCAGCCTGTACGTTTGTAGCGATAATGTCGCCAGCCGGAGTGTTAGTTACTGCGGAAGCTGCGGGGGTTCCGCCTGACTCAATATCTACAACTGACCCAGCGGAAGTCTTTCGTTTAAATTTTCCGTCAGCGCTGTCAATAAACGTGTAAGAAGATCCCGCGTCTGCTGTAGTAACGTCGCCAGAGTTTTGATGTTTATAACCTATAGCCATTAGCAAGCCTCCACAGTTCCGACAACGTACAAATTGCCGTAAACTAATAAGTCTCTTTTATATAAAAGAAGTCGATTGGCAGGGACAGTTACACTCTCCCCCTCAATTATTTTTGTGTAAAAAAATCCATTGTCTTGTCGAGGCGAGCAGTCTACAACGTCGCCCTCCACAAGCAAGTCCCCTGATACAAGAATATCATTTACAAACAACATTTGTTGAGTGGTGGGGACTTTTATAGATTGACCACTTAGAACTTCTTTGACGGTAAAATTAAACTGCTCCCACCCTGGGCGGGAGTGTCTAACTCCATCAACTAAAGCTAAAAAGTGGTCTTGGTACATTAAGCAAGTACCACTTTATCGTCGATGTCTGTGTTAATCTCTGTCGCTGATATTGCGATACCTACGAATTGAGAAATCTGAGCGCCGCCGCCAGTTGTAGGAGGTGTGCTTGTAACTCCGCCAGCAGTATCAAGATAGTATCTCGCTCCTGCTGTAAGCCCCGACAAATCGTCGTTTGACCCCTCAAAATAAATCGTAGCGCTAGCGCCAGAAATAACTGCGTCCTTCAGAAAACCGTGAGCATCTCGAGAATTCGAATTATCCGCTAATCTCACTTTAGGTGTGCCAGCATCATCCCAAATATTTACATATTTACCAGCACTGATCCCCTCAGATGCAGTCAAAACTTTTACGTCTGGACCCAGTCCAGTAGGGAGGAGCGAAATATCAAGTTTACCCGAGCCATCGAGTGCAGGGATTTTACCAGCATCTCCCGCCCCGGCTGAAGTTACCTTCCCCTCGACCTCTGTCAACACACCATTAACTAATTGAATTGGTTTTTGAGCCATCGCACACTCCTTTATGCAAGAACAATAGGTTCTTCGATTCTAATAAAAATCTTGCCGACTCCTAGTGAGTATCCGAGCACAACCCTGTGCCCAGTCGTCGGCGCTACGTTTGTAATCCCGCCATTTATATCTAAATACAAAGTTTCATTCGCGGCAAACGTAAAAGATGCGTCTGAGAGTTCCCCACTCGTAACAACCGTTACGGAGCCCCCTAAACTAGCTGCATTCTTCGCTATCCCTATAGCTTTAGAGGAACTTAACGCCGTTTTTGTTGCATAAACTACAGTCGTGGGTGTTGTATTGTATACTGCCTTCACGGCAGAGATAGCTGCGCCTGCGGTAAATACGCTTTCCGTAGTAGAAAATGGATTGTCTTGCAAATCCCCCTGCAAAGTCCACGTGGATGCTCCCGTTTTTAAATACACGCCCTTTGTCGATGTATTTAAATAAAAATCTCCTACAGAACCGAGCCCGCTTGAAGGGGAAGATGCCCCCGTGTACCACGGAGTTCCGCTCCCGCCGCCTCCACCAGATGCGGGGGGAACTACGGGATATTCTGACGTTATATCTTTATACGCTTTATACGCATATCTCCCAGCAAGGAACCTGAGCACGCAAGGACCACTCGTGGTGACGTAAATATTTTTTTCATCAAACTGCTCAAAGTTAAACCAAAAATTTCTATCCCCTTGAACAGCTAAAAAAATTATGTCTTTGGGGGTAAAACTCAAATTATGCTTAATAGGGAGTTCGCTGCCTGCGGCTTTTATCTCCCACTCAAAAAAACGCCAGTAACCTCCGAGTATTTGTTGAAGCTCTAGCTCCCGCTTAAGCTTCGCAAAATTCTCTCGAATATTTACGTCGGCAATTTCTTTGGTTATTAAGTCTAATTTCAACATACCTCCGAAAAACGGAGGGGGATTAAAGCAACTTAAACCCCCTCCAACTGCTAAGCTAGGAGACCAACTTAGTAGCTAATACCGTATACGATACCGCATTTAGTAGGTGCATGAAGAACAAATTCTCCGAACACACACATATCAACGAGGTAGTAGTAACCAGTTTCTTCGCGTACTTCGTAGTACTGTTTACCATCTGGGGCTGTTCGTTTGCGGAACAACTCGCCATTTGAGTAGAACTTCATAGCGCCCATATCCAAGAACATAATCACGTCGTGATCCATTTCTTGAATAGCTACAACTTTCAAAGTTCCTTTAACAGATGTGATTGTGATCTCAGTCCATCCGTATAAAGAAGCCTTCTCAGAAGAAGCAGTAACCTTAAACGGTCCTTTTTGGTCTTCAAGTTTAGACATCAAAGTGCCTAAATGCTTGTAGCTCATAAGAACTGTGTTGGCATTACCGCGAGCTTTTGCACGGATCTCATTGTAAGCATCAAACAATTTTTCTTTCAATGTAGCTGCTGTGATAGCAGAACCATTGATGTTGATTGCTTGCAAGTACGGGTAGGCAAGTTTAGAAACGCCGTACAGTGAAGAAGATCCACCGTTAGCAGCAGACAATAAGCTTCGCTTAAGATCCGCAAACACGTTTGTTTCTACACCGGCAACAAGGGCACCGTCTTGATAGAACTTAGCAGACTGAGCTACTGTGTAAGCAGACAAGTCCGCAGCCGCTCCGTCGCGAGACAATGAGAAAGTGGCTTCTGAAGTGTTCAAATTGATGCTGATAACATAAACATCGGCTTGCGCAGAGTTCGCATCATCAATAATCAATTTTTGACCAAGTACCAAACGCTCAATGCGATCTACTACAAATACACCAGTAGCAGCATTTGTGCTGTCTGTGGCTGTACAGATCACAGGACCAGTCATTAATTGCTTAGACAAGCTTTCTTTGGCGAATTGCACGAAATCTTCGATTTGACCGGGGAGCATTTTAAGAAATGATTTCTCATTTACTTTACCGTCATGCTCCATCAAGTCTTTTTGCTCGAAGCGAAGTGTTCCCCACAGCTCTTTATAATCATCAACGCTACCACGAACGTATTTATGCTTAGCTACGTCCGAAGCGGCAGTCAAAGACCCGAGTTTAAGAGAAGATGCTTGTGTCCCTGTAAAGGGAACAGGCATTTTTCCACCCTTCCATGTAGAGTCCATCTCCACATTTTGCAAAAGCCAATCGCGTTTAATTAACTCTTCTTTCATCAAGTCCATGCTCAAATATTCGTTAAGCATCGCTTGGAATGTTCTAGTAGTTGACATCTAAACCTCCGTTTATAATTGAGCTGCTATTTTCTTCAGCTCGTCTAATGATTTTGGCCCGCCCTTCAGTGGGCTTGAGCCGTTTGCCTTAATCACCGGGATCACTGGGGGCTTGGGCTGTGGAGCACTTCCTTGCATGGTTACAGCAGCGGCGGGCTGTGCTTGCACCGTCTCTGTCATCCCCATTACTTTCGAAAGATCACCCTTAACCATAGCTACAAGTTCCTCTAGTGGAACTCTTTGTCCTGTGGCTTGTTGAATAGCTGCACCTTTGTTGATGACTGCATTACGAAAGGCAGTTGGCTCTCCCATTCGCTCGTTAAACTGCGTAGCAATATCGCCAGCGCCCGACATAATTGTTGTGTCGATCTGCGCGAACATTTGGTTTTGTTCTTCTTTTTGGCGGAAACTGCGGAGCTGTGTTAACTCCTGCTCGTACTCATACTTTTGGCGCGCTAATTCATTTGCTCGCTCTCGGTCGGCGCGAATCTCTGCGGGGGCGTCCATGAGATCTAACTCTTTTTTCACCCATCCGAATACGGACTCCGCAGGAATCTTTAATTCCTTAAAAAAACTTCCGAAATCTTGTTGTTGTACAAAATACGAAAGTTTATCAAGCTTGCGAGATACGTTGTCATATTCCTGCAATTGCGGAACAACGCTCTCATATTTAGTTTTGAAATTGTTTCGGCTCTCTTCGAGAGCGGGGACTCCTAAAGCTTGCTCGTGCAAACGCTTTACCTTCTTGAGCGTTTCTTCATCCTTAACAATCGAATGAAATAACGGATCAATCTCGTGAACACTGTCCTTGATTTTAAATTTAAAATCAGGTTTCCATGCGGGAGGAACTCCCTGCGGTAACTCGGGTACAGACTCACTTGCTGGGGTGCTCGGCGCTGGCGCGGAGGGGGCCTCAGGTGCGGGGGTTCCCTGTGCGGGGATCTCGCTAGTTGTAACTGTTTCCGGATTGGTATTGGCTTCCAATTCCATTTGATACTCCTTGAGTCTGGGCTGACTCTGTTAATGTTGTGTAGTCTGACCCTTGTGTTGGGGCCGGACTGCGTTCGTTAAATGTTCGAGCCACGCTTGCTTGTGCAGCTTGCGGTAACTCGTTCAAATCTTGTAAATTACTTCCTTGCACCTCAAGTTGCTTTTGGAGCCACGAGAGGGCCTCAACGGGGAAGGCCGCTCGAGTAGTTTTAAACCCACCCGTAGAGTTCGGCAGTTGAACTTGCAAATCAGTTTTAATGAGTGGCCCCCCCGTTGGGATGAAGCCTTGCTCTGCTCGCTGAATTGCAAGCTTTTCGTCCGTCTCTAACTTCTCAAAAATAGTAGCTGCTTGTTGGTACATTTGTTTTATGTTAGGTGCGAGTAATACGTAGTCACTCTCAAGCATTCTTTTATTCAAACGCTTAAGCATATATGCCTTATCCATAGCTTTCTGGGGTTCGACCCACTCGCCGCGCTCAAGGGCTAGCATAAAATTATTCGCTATATCGTAATTTATAGTGACGTCTGAGAAACTCTCTTCAAAATTACCATAAGGTACGTTTCTCACCAGTCGGCCTATGTCTTCTTTCCCTAATTGTTGGCCCGCGTACTGAATAACATGATTAATCGCAAGCCACTTTCCGAACATAGTGTTGATGTCGTCACTCATCGGAACTACTTTTATTTGTGTGTGAATATCTTCAGTCGATCTAAACTCTGCGATATTAATGTACTCTGCTTTACCAATCGCCGGAATCAACATCTCGTCGGTGTAATACTTCTTCGCCAGTGTTAAATATGTTCTGCATACCCCTATGAGGAATGACTGAAATTTCTCCGCATATATAGAAAACTTTTTTTGGTCCTTAACAGATCTAAATAGTAGCCCATACGGATCTGCACTCTGCGTAGGCTTCATCTCCATGTCTTCGGCGATGTTTGCTACTTGGTACATTTCTGCAATTTGGCCGTTCATATATTCTACGTACTGCGCACCCGTGCGCCCCTCGAGTACCTCGGGTTTCATACCCGAGTATTGAATCGCTCTAACTCCGGGGAGTACTCCGCCAGAGGAAAGCTTCGTCCCGCTTTGCACTAAGATCTTATCGTCGGAAGTTACTTGGTGCTCGGCAATCTTACTCGCCGTTCGATTGATCTCCATTTGGTACGGGCGAAGTTGCTTAATAATCGAACGATGCCTTGCTGACGTAGGCATCGAATCAAATCCCTCGTAATTAATCGGAAATACTCCATAGGGAAGCTCCCCCTCGAAAAGTATTCCGGCCTTAGTTGTGATGTAATAGTACCCCATTGGATACTTAGCACACGGTCTAAAGTAATACTCGATCACAAGCACTTGGTCTTTTACCGTAGAATACGCTGACGTGTTTGCATCAAACACCATGTGGGCGTCTCTTTGTGTGGGCTCAACTAATTTTATTTTGTCGGGATCTTCTCCGACCATACTCTTAAGCTCTGCTTGCGGAACCATCTTGCGGCACCCGATCCACGGGCTCTCATCCATGTTCGTTGCCCCCGCATCTCTGAGCAAATTAGTCGGGAGTATCCGCTCTATCTCTAACCGCCCTGAAAAAATAGGATTACTTGTATCGGGGGCGGGTTGTCCGTCTTCTCCGACTGCGGGCTGCCCCATTGGGTCTACCGCTTGAGCGTACCCTTTAAAAGTACCTGCATGCGGGTTCCAAAAAGTCTTCGTCGCACACTCACCGATGTCTACGAAATCCTTCGCAAGCGACAAAAGCTTCATATCAAACCGGATTTCGTCCTTACCGTACTGCCATACAGCATTGCTTAACTGTGCGCACTTCCGGTCCTGATTTTCTTGCTCATTCCGGGGAATGACTTGAACCCCCGGAGAAGTAGCCATCAAGTTATTCAAATATGTTTTACAAATTTTAGATAAATGATTCTTCGTAAGACGAAGTCTTACATCTGCGGGAACATCTCTTAAGTCTCTCACCCGACTTAAATCTTTTGCCCCTTTACCAGAGTAATGATTGCCCGCGACCAATAAAACATTAGACCGCTGCTCGGCAAATAGATCATTATCCGCAGACACCGACTCTGAGTAGAGCCTATTCAAATCCTCTATCGTGTGTTTTTTCATCTATTAGCTCCCCACGGGCCACAAACTCTTCATAGCGAGAAGGGTCCGAAATCATTAACTCTTCAACTGCGTCCTTAAGATCTAACTGAGCCCCTTCGGTCTCCGTCAGTGTCTCTAAGTTGATTGCATTAATGTTACTTTCTACCGTCTCGGTTCGCTGGGCTGCGGGGACCGGGGGAATCGCTTCTTCGCGGGGCTGCAAAGAAAACGTCACCGTTTCATTGTCCGTCTCATACGAAAACGTAGTCACCCCGGACAAGGCGCACGCTTTTATGATTTCGCAAACGTCACTAGCTGTCAAATTCATTCATCATCTCATTCCACTCATCTAATTCTTCCCCGTAGGGCTCCGCCTGAGTATCCTCACCTAAAAAGTAAGCTCTGCGCTTTTGCACCTCAGTTTTCGGGGGCTTTACTTCAGGCTCCTTAATCCGGCCATCTTCGTCAAACGATAACTCGTCAAGCACTGACCAATCCCACGGCACCGACATTACTGCGTACCTCAAGGCATCTAAAAAATCATCCTTGGCGTCTCGCTTAAGTGTGGCTGCCTTCACTGACGATAGCTCGGCTACTAATTTGGACAACTCAGGATCGGGGGAAAATATTTTTAACATCTCTGCCTTAAACAAAGTGTTTAACGTCTGCACCCCATCTTCTTGATCCTTGTTAGCCTTAACAAAAGCTTCCCCTCTGCGTGTTGCAAACGTGTGGAAGTCTTTACTTGACCAATCATAGGTCTGCACTATCGGCGTAAGTCTGCCCCGCTGCTTGATGTATTCTTCGAGCACATCTTGGGCTGTCGTCTGAATCTTGTCCATACGCCTCCCCCGAAACACTCGCCCCATCTTAAAATCGGGAGACACTGCCACAAAGCACATCGCAGCCGGGTGATTAGTCTCTCCGCCTGATCCGTAGTCCACTCCTGCATAAATCAACCAATTAGACGGAATCGCGTGGGGCTTGCATAAATTCTTCTCCGACGAAAACGTCTCAATCTTAAGCCCACCAGCGACTACGAACTTTCCGTAAATCCTTCTATCAATCTCCGCCTGGGTCGAGCACCGGGCAATCGCACGTTTTACTTTATCGGGGGTCCAAGGGCTCGGCGTCTTATCTACATACTCTAAGCAGTCCCACAGAGAAACCTGCCTTTTCCACGCCTCCGGCTTTAACTCATCATCACCCTTGCCCTCGATAACCTTTCTCCAATACTCCTGCCCCAGCGTCGCGGTAAATACCATCGAAAAGTACCCATCGGTCGCATTTAACCTCGCTTGCAACTCCGGCAAGTGCGACGTCGGCAACTCCTCGTCACAAAACACAGCGTACACTGAGCCCGTCTGCAAATCGCTCACATCTTGCGAGTACGCCTTAAAATAAATACTCATCCCAGAGTTAAAATGAATCGCATATATCTTTCGATTCTGCATCTCCGGAACCCACCCGTACTGCTTACTATCCTTCATCGCACCCTTAGGTAAAAACTGCGACCACTTCAAATCATACTCTTCCGTGGCAACGTCCCTTGTCGGGTATAAATACCAAATACAATTAGGCACCGATAAAGAATTCGGCCAAAGCTTCGGCCATAACGAAGGCTCGGTGGCCCAATGAATAGCCTTTCTAATCTGCGTGGAACTCTTCGATAACTGATTCCCCGCACATAAGAAACACTCCCTATTCGTACTCGTGAAAAAATCCCACGCCCACGGATACCAGGGGAACCCGTGCAAGTGCGGAAGCTCCTCCTTTAACTTAAGCTTCTTCTTTAATAACAACAATTCTTGTTGACGTAACTCAAGGACCTCTCGACTAGACCCCATTGCGGCCCTTTATCGTATACGACCCCGAAGACGAACAATTAGAGGGAAGTACCTCCACTCCACTTTCAACCTTCATCTTATCAATCGCAGGTAACTGATACTCACTCTCCTTAATCGGAGCACTTACTAACTTCATCTTCACTTCCTCAAGCTGCTTCTCAATATCTTCCATGCTTGCAGGAAGTAAATTCTGGTCTTGCATGTTCTGATTCATATTTAAACTAACCATGCGTTGGTCAATTCTCTGCACAACTGCGCCCTTCACTCGGGCATCTAACATTTGCACCGCTTTTAACACGACATCGGCGGCGCGGGGGATTAAGTACCCTTGATCGTCAATCACTGGTGCAGAGACAATTTGTCGGAGGGTTTCTAAACCTTCATACAAAGCTTCTTTAACTTGCACGACATAGTTAGCAGGAGGAGTTAACATGTATGCAACTCGGTCGTTTCTTTGTAAGAAATTTTCTATGAAGTGGTTTTCTGAGCAGACTCCTTTAAATATTCCTGAGAGGCGCATTTGGCGGCCAGAGTTTACAGCCTTTTCATACTCTTCCCAGAATGAGAGGCGGAGCCTGCTTGCAGTTGCGGTGGGGCGGACCTTTATGCGAATCGTTCCTTCGTCCATAGCCAATAAATCGGGGGCTTCTGCTAAAGTCCGAGCGATAGCTTTTTGCAATACAGTTGAATTGCGAGTGATGTTGATTACTGAGTTCGGGTTGGCTGTGTCAGCTAAAATATAATCCGGTCTCTCTTCGTCTGCGAGTACCGTTGTTAGTAAATTCCCCTCTGACACTACACTTCTCCCACGTGAAATTTTTTAAAATTTTTTTTTATTTTTTTTTTATTTTTTCGGTGCGACTGTCTATGTGCTTAGTTAGTTGGCCCCCTGCCCCCTGGTGTCATTTAGCCAGGCCGGCAAGCGTGCTTGCGCCGCCTCGCTTTACTTTTATGCGTTCTTTTTTGCTCAAGGTCCTAAAAGCTATTGCAAGCTTTTGTTTCCCTCAAGTCAATTTAACCGCGGGTTCACGGCATAAGATTCGAATCTGCTATAGGTTTTGTCTAAAAGCTTTAGTATCATGTGCTTGAAATAATTAGTGTTTTAAATTTGGGGTGAGCTCGTCTATTATTTGACGCCATGCACCATCATGACCTATTTAAGGAAAATTTTTTGCATAATTATGCACGACTCAATAAGCGTGCCAACAAAAAAATGTAAAAAATGGCGCGAAGCTTGACGCCTGTCGAATGTCTCGACATGCTTGAAAGTTGGACAATTTTTTAATAAACGTCTAAAAACACCTAAAAAAATAGCCAAAAACACCTAAAAAAATCGCGGTTCGTTTAAAAGTTCTACAAAAATAAAGTCCCCAAACTCAATTAAATTAATTTAAAAGCGGCAACTAAATTGCAATAAATAAAATCAACGCAGCAATCAAGCGGCGTTTCTCTACGGAGTATAAAATGAGTAAAATAAAATTCACAGGACTACATTCCGACGATTCAGAAGGTCTACATATCGCAGAAAGTAAAAATTGGGGCGTAATTACAAAAATGATTGAGGGTGTTTAATGAAAACACCTCAACTCATAATGCTTTCGGTTCATATATCAATCGCCTTGGCAGTTGCCTTGGTTCACTTAATGG